TCCGCAATGGCCGTGACCAGCGGCCCCCGCCCATACACCTCACCAGCGACCTTCATGTAACGCGACACGATAAACGGGCTCGATCGCATCTCACGATAAAACAGCTCTTGTTTCTTGGCTGGCCAGAAAACGTGATAGTGATAGCGCCCAGTTTCCTGGTCAAAGATCACCGCATCGCGCAGATCTAGCTCTTGATCCGGGCGGCGCTCGATCGCCTCTGCCAGCTCGGCTGTCATTTGCGCCCCAGGGAACTCACGCATCACGGCCTCGGCCTTTACGCGCAGCTGGCGATAGACGTTATCGACACTGCCGTTTGCACCTTCCTCGATCGCCACCAGGTATTGCGGGATCGGGTTGAAGCGAACAGGCGTTACCTCATCGCCAGGCGTAATCATCATTACTGCCGTGCCGACAGCCAGATCGAGCAAGAACTCGCCCATTGCCAGATCAAAGTTTGTCTGACGCAACGTCTCGAACAGCCGAGTGGTATAGTTGTCAAAGATCTCCTGGGCGCGAACCTGGTCTTGCTCAGGGATCTGCGAGCCTGCCTCGAGGCGGCACCATGTTTTATAGGGCGGGAACAGGCCAGCCTGTAAGCGGTTGGCAAAGCGCTGGGTGGCGTGGATCGCTGTTGAGTCAAACACGCGCGCCATCTTTGCTTTACCTGCTACGCGGCCCTCGTAATACCCCGAATATAGGTTGCGCTGGGGTAGAGCGAACTCATAGCAATCCTCATAGATTGAGCGCCACTCATCCTTTCGGGCCTGTGCCTTTGCTTCACGCTCCATCAGCTCTTTTACGTTTAATCTAGGCATCTCGGCTCTCATTTCTCTTACTTATTGCGGCTGCCTTCTTCCTGGCGTCGGCCTTCGATGACGCGCCCCAGGCGCGCAATGACAGCAATAGCCTGGTGGGGCGCCCCTTCTCGTCACGTTCTGGGCCATCATTACCAGCCATCCGCGCCAAGAACGAAGCGCGTCGAGGATTGTCTCCCGACTTGACTGGAGATTTTAGATTGGCGCCTTCTGTGCGCTTGAAATACTTGCGGCCAGCTTCGTTTAGCCCGCCGCTTGGATTCTGATAGCGCTTGGCAACCATATCGCCACCTATCGACCGATACGGATTACAGCCGTGCCGCTTGTATAGTCGCCAGTTTTAATTCCCGCGCGGTAAACGACGACAGGCTCAGGATCGTGGCCATAGGTCTCGATGGGGGCCGTGAATGTATCCACGTCGCGCCATGTAGAGCCCTGGTCAAAAGACCGCTGAACGGTGACAGTCCCAGAGAAGGTGCCCGAGATCGAGAAGTTAAATTCGCCCTGGGTATAAAGCCCATCCGAAAACGTATTTTGCGCAGAAATGCTGGCTTCGACGAGGCCGATATCCTTATCAAGAATTGCCATTTAGTTGCTCCTTTTTGGTTTGGGCTTCTCGCCTTTTTCGATACGGCGCATTGTCCCGAATACATAGGCTTGCTTTCGCTCACCCTTTAGTCCGAGCCGCTCGGCGCTTAGGAGCAGCTTTTTGTGCAGTTTTTTTGGCATCGGAAGCCCCTTTCTTCGGCTTGGCGTCAGCCGCCGGGGCCTCGATCGGCTCCGCAGCGGGCACCTCAGTAAGGATCTTGCGGAAGATTCGCGGATCTTTTTTCGTGTTAGTCATAAGAATCAATCCATCTTGACGCCGAAGGTGTCACCCTGCGAGCCCAGGCGCGTGTTCGTGCCAAGGCGCCCAGGGGCCATCAGCAGGCGCAGACCGCCCGTGCGGCGCGCTCGGTTGCGAGCGGCAATCTGGGCAGCCTCTTCGCGCGTTTGAGCCTCTGCTAGAGCTTCTGCGCGCTGTTGCGCCTCAGTGACGCCAGCTGGCGTGCTAGGCTTTTTGCCAGCTCCGCTGATTGCTGCGCCCGCTGCCAAACCAGTTGCAAGTGCTGCTAGTTGTGCCATTATCTGATCCTCGTCATCATGTAGTAATCCTCACCCTCAGGCCCAAACTGGCGCATGAGGCTCTCTTGCTCAAAATACACGAAACGCGCAAATTTGTAAGCTGTGTAATTAGACTTCCGCACGGCTATCTGAAGGCGTCTAACATTGTATTCCTGCTCTATCTGCGCAAATATATGCCTTCCGCCCTTCACTAGCGCTATCGCATTTTCATCGATGCCAATGCCTGGCAGCATCCAGACCTCGGCCACGCCAGGCCACATGGGCCGAACGCCGAACAGGCACACGGGTTTGCCCTTGCCGACCAGCGTCCAGCTCAGATCCGGGATCGCCATGTCGATAATGTAACGGTGATACTCCGGAATGATCTCGAGATATCGCAGCTCATCCCCTTTCAGCTCCATGCGCAACAAATGTTCTGGCCGAAACGGAATCAGGTTCTGCGTCGGGCCGAGAAAACTCCTACCGAAATTCATCAGAAGATCTCGAAATCTGTGTTGGCGGTGTATGTCCCGCCTTGGCTGGTGTAGGATCCGCGCCGCAATCGTCGCTGTTCACCGCCGCCCAGCATGAGATATCCAAACGCATCGCCACAGTGTGAGTGTTCATTCTTCACGGGGCTGTCTTTAAACCGTTCCTGCCCAGCGCCCAGGCTTTGACGCTTGAAGAAATAGCCTCCGCTAAGAGATTTACGCAGCCGCAGACACTTTTTGTCCACCATCAGGCCCGGCTTGCCCGAGATCAGACGTGACATTGGCGCCGCTCCGGCCTCTCGGCGCACCTGGAAGGCGTTACTATCTGTCGGTTGCGCCTTGAAACCCAGCGATCGAAGGTGATCGAAGGCCGTGACCTCATAGATCTCGTCGCGTTTGTTGCCCGCAGGGTCGCCCCAGATCAGGATATCGTGCTTAGAATACTTCTCAGCGATCTTCGAGATCAGCTCCTGGCCGAAACGCTCGAGGCCCATGTCGAATGTGACCAGCTCATCGCAGACCCTCCAGGCACCACCTGCCGTGCGTTGCCCAAATATCGCAGCTGGCGTCAAACCAAAGTCCACGCCGATCTGAATCGGGTAGTATGGATCCACCTCGACGGTCCCGCTCATCAATTCGTCGTCGTATTCGGGCCAGACAGGCCGACCTTCCTGGACAAACGTATACATTCCCTGGGCATAGCAGCGGATCCAGTCCGCGTTTTTACCGCCAAGCAGCTGTTGATAGTAACCAGGCGGCAGATTGCTCTTGTTCTCCGCTTTCGGATTAACTTGCCACCACTTGCCGCCCGAGAATATGTAGCCTTGGCTCTCAGGATTGTCTTTCGGCACCTCATCGGGCGCCATTTGCAGCACGCCCCCAGGCTGGCGATGAAATGTCCAGGGATATTCGCCCCCGATCGGATTTTTCTCGGCCAACTCATGCCACCAGTGATCATTATCTGGCGGGTTGGTATCCATCCAGATGCCATACCAGGTCGGCCCACCGTCCTTTTTCGTGGGATAGCGCCCCACCCGGTGCGTCAGGCCATCGATCACAGCCTTCGGCAGCTCTCGAGCCTCGTTCACCCAGGCACCAGTCAGCTCTAGGGACAGCAATTTCCTTACATCCTGCGGCGATGTAAGGGCCATGAAGATAACTTCACAGTCAATTCCAGCGGCGCCATCCCGTGCTGGCAGCTTTAGGTGGTGTGTGATTGGAGGCTGCCAGCGGATCCCGCCCCAGATATCCTCTGGGAATAGCTCTTGCCAGGTCTTGATGGTGGTCGTGCGCAGCTCGGGATATGTATTTCTGACAATCACAAACCTGGAGTATCTGATGCCATCACGCGGACTGGGCTTTTGGTTCACAGCCCGCAACATTATCTCGGCTGCGCAACCATAGCTCTTACCAGAACCCACTGGCCCCATCAAGCCTCTCACAAAGCTATTATCGTGCAGAAATTTCCACACGGTTGGGCTGTTCGAGAAGTCCAGATCCATGCTCGGCAGTGTCACGATATCGTCCCCCTGAACGGAATAGACGTTGTGCGCTCGGCCCGCGCCCGCTCCACATTCTCTCTCAGCAAAGCAATCTCGTTCTTTAACCGCCCAATCTCGGCTTTCAGCTCAGAGATCTGCTCAGAAACCTTAATGAACTGTCGATCAACTTCCGCCATGTCGTGCTAACCTCCCTAGATCTTCTATCCAGTGCAGCGGGATATCCTTCTTCCCCCGCAACATTTCACCGATCGTTGCCTCAGAGCGACCATAGCGCTGGGCGATCTCTCGAGGGCTAAGTTTCACTTTCACCATCAGCTCCCCCAGCTTCTTCGCCGTGGGATCTACGGGAGCTGGCTCTCTCTGCTTCTTCGACATCAATAACCTCCTCATATGTCGTTATAGGATCCGCATCCTCGATCAGCTCAGGACCGCGCATATTGATCCCAATGATACTCGGCTTCTCCTGGTTAGCCTCAGCATCCAGCAATCCGCTCGCCTTCGCCAGCACCCGCAGCGTAGCCACCTTGTCAAACAACTCAATCGTCACGCGCCCATCAGGACCAGCCGTTATCTTCTTAATCGCGCTCAGCGCCTCGGGCGGGATCTCGTCAATGTCCTTAACCGTTCCATCCAGATTCACTATATCCGTGATATTCGTCGTTCCAATCTTCAGCAGCTCAGAAGCAACCACTTCCTTGTTGTGATACAAAGTCTCCGATCGACCAATCCGACGCTGCACCAACCGCACACCGCCAAACCGACCAATCGGAGGACGCTTATCAGATCCCTTAGCCATTCACCCTCACCACGGAATATCGTCATCCAGCCCCTGAGAGGCCGCTGGAGCGCCATTGTCGCTCCCAGATGACTCCCCATACCCAGAAGGCGTGAAGCCCTCTCCACGGCCCTCTCCGTCGCTCTCAAACAGGGTTAGCCATATCTCCCCATCCTTATTCGGAATCGGCAAGCTCTCCAGCTTAATCCTTACAGCCTTCCCATCCTTCTGAAAGGCAATCCCATGACGAAGCCACACTGGCTTGTCTCGGCCCTCAATCTCTTTGGCTTGGCTTACTGTAAAACGCTTCATTCCGTCTCTCCTCGTTTTTCGGAAAATATTTTCGTGAGGCCCCCGCACACAAGAGCGCGGGGGCGGGGGGAAAGGGGTGGGGTCGCACGATCGGCCCCTCCCGCGCCCGATAGGGGGGTGGCATCTGCTGCTGCGCCCCGTCACCAGGCCAAGCGACCGTTTGGCTCGTTGACATCATGCCCGCAAGCTCCTCTTCAGACCTTGGAGCAACTTGTTCACCTCTGCGCTCTTGCTCTTGCCCAGCGCACGCTTCACTGGTTCCTGAAAGTATCCGATCCCTCTGGCCATGTCTCTGCTGTTGCTCCTGCAATACTCAACATGGCTGGTCAGGATCTCTTTCCAGGCATCAGGCTCGAGTCCCTGGCTGACCCAAGTCACCATCATCTGCTCATCCCGTTCCTGATACTGTCGAGGCGTGCCATAAGCATCAGCAACTCTTAGAAACATCACACACATCATTCTAGCCTTATCTTTATACTCGTTACTATTACTCGTTAATGTCTCGTTCTGTGCAACCTTAGAAGTTGCAGGGGGTGCAACCTCAGAAGTTGCACCTTGGTGCAACCCATCAGGTTGCAGGTCAAAGGTGCTGACCTTTTCTTTCCCCAGGTTATTCACAGCGTTATTCACAAGGCCAGCTTCTCTTTCTGCGAGGTCCATTTGCTCTCTTGCCGTTAGGTTTGAGCGTGCTTCTTCCTCATCTTTGACCTGTTCATCGTAGATCACTTTGACGGTATTGGTGGTCTGTCCTTTGTATTGCTTCTTGGCATAGACCAGGTAGCCGAGATCGAGCAGGCGCTTGATCTGCTTGTTGGCTGCTTGTCGTGAGATGCCCAGGTCTTTTGCTATTCGTGCTTGTGACACGAATGTGCGGCCCAGCTCGTCGGTGTAGCTGCACATGACAGCGAGGACGGCGAGTGCGGCGGTTCTGTTGATCTCTGGATCCTGGACGGCGCGAATCGGAAGGATCGAATACTTCCTGAGATCCTTGTTTCTGAGCGTCTCTATTTTTTGCATATTGTTTATTACTCATCGAAGAACACCGTCGCAATGAGCAGTGGCTGGCCGTAGCGCTTCTCGACCTCGAGCTTCGAGACGAGTGCGTCGTCTTTGAATACGATACCGTTCATGGCATCGAGGGCTGCCTTTGCTATGTTGTCGATGTCTGGTTTGCCTGGTCTGTAAATGCTTCCCTTGAGGAGAGCTGCTTGTTGTTTGTGTTTTGGCCAGCTCTTTGGGATCTCGAATTGGGCCAGGATAACCACACGACATGGCACCTCTGTCGGCTCCAGCTCGGCATCTCTCATGGCCTCGAGGGCGACACGGCGCAGCTCTAGCTCATAAGCCTTGGTCTTGGCTGGTGTGTATGTGCGCCCAGCGCGGGTGAACCTGGGCCTGCCCTTGCCGATCGGCTGGCCGCTGAGAACAACGTGGACGCAATTAACCATTAGTTAGCCCCTCTGGCCGCGCCTGCGGGCGCACGGTCTTTGATACGACGTCGGACTTGTGGCAGCGCATCATAATGTCTTTGCCGTAGAGACGATAGATTGTTTCATAGAGATCGCCGGCGCCGCGCATGGCGGTCTCGCAGCTGGCTTCGCTGTCCAGCCAGATCGTAGCATCGATCGGCTCGCCCAGCAGATGGTATGAGATCACCAGGGCGGTAAAGTATTCAATCATTGCTGCTGCTCCATTCGGTGTCCTCGATCCAAGGCGGCTTTGGCAACGTGATGGCCGAGGCGATAGTTCTGTTGCAGGCGCCACA